CCCGCAGGTGCGCGCCGAGCGTATTGAGCGCGCTACAGGTGACGGGTGGGGGGCGTTCTCATATTTTTGTGAAACGTATTTCCCACATATATTTAGCTTACCTTTTTGCCAAGCCCACGAAACGATGTTTGCGGAGGTTGAAAAGAGTACCGGAATCATCGCCATTACGGGCTTCCGCGGGCTGGGCAAAACGGTTCTGATGGGAGTGGTCTATCCAATCTGGAGGATCATCAAGGGGGAGAGGTTCGTGATCCACACAGCCGCGGACAGCGACCTGGCAGAGGAACGGACAGCCTTCACCCTGCACGAACTACAGAACAACCAGCGCATCCTGACCGATTGGCCTGAACTGAAGCCGGTTGACCAGGACAAGGAAGATTTTTACCTGCGAAACAAGACACGCATCAGGGCGCGGTCAATCAAACAGACGCATCGGGGAACAATTAATCCCAAAACAGCCAGGCGTCCCGGTCTGATAGTCTGTGACGATATCGACAAAGAGGAGAACCAGGGCAACCAGACCATAGGCCGGAGGCGCATGGAGAAGATCAGCCAGGAGCTGGCAGGGGCGCTCGCGCCGGACG